GCCCTTGTTGTTTTGGTCATTTCGCACCCCGAAAGTGCCGAATACCGCACCGCCTTTATTTCAGCGATTTCAGCGGTTTTGGCGTACTATTTCAACAAAGACACAAAAGACACAACGCCGACAAATCCAACACGACCAGTCAGCTTTGTTCGACCGCAGACTTCTCCACAGCCTGTGGAAAACTCCAACCGACCAATCCAAAAATAGGGCTTGATTTATTACCTCAAAAGCTTTAAACTAGGAAGTGGAGATATTCATCTCCAGAGCATGGAAATATTCCTTTCCAAAACACCTCCTTTCGATAATGTATCGACCCACTATTCAAAAAGAAAGTCCCCCTTGCGAGAGGGGATTTTCTTTTTGAATTTTTTATGATATAATTGAACCGTGGGTGTCATTCGATAACCCACTCCTCATTTTGGCATTCTTTTATGCCAAGGAAGACCGCCATAAACGCGGTCTTTCATTTTTAAACAAGGAAAAACACAATGGACAAACTCATACCAACCGAAGACCAAGAAGCCGAAGCTTTCCACCGCTGGCTTTCAGCAAAAGGAATACCACACACGCACATCGCCAACGAAAGCGGACGCGGACGACAAGCAATGCTCCGAACCGCCAAATTAAAACGCCAAGGACAAAGCAAGGGCGTCTGGGATTACGAAATCTTCGTGCCACAGCTCGACGGAACACTCAAAGAAATACGCATTGAATTAAAACGCCGAAAAGGCGGGGTTGTATCAGCCGAGCAGAAAATATGGGGCGACATTTACGAACGAGCGGGAATACCCCGAAAAATCTGCAGAGGCTGGGACGAAGCCCGAGAATTTACCGAAAAGTTCCTCCCCGAACAATACCGACGGGTTCAATTTTAGCAAAAACCCCCCGAATTTCGCGAAAAAATGGGGGTATTAGCGAAGATAGCCGAAAAAACGATAAAATACCCATACAAAGAAAAAAGCCCCATTGTAGGGCTTTTATTTACGCCATTTATTTTACTTGCTTTTTTTATAATCCACAAACAAAGCGATAAGGGCGAGCAAGAAAAAGAAAATTGCGGACAAATTACACAATCCTTTCAAGACCGCCTCCGACACAGCAGAACCAGCAAGCGTGAACAGCCAGCCGAAAAACAGAAAGAAGCCAAGGGCAATATTTCGATCACTTTTTTTCATTAGAAAGGCAACCCCCCATTGTCATCAAGAACTTCACCCGAGGCGATTATATCTTCGCCCGTTTCAGATTTTCGAGGCGGAAAATTAAAATTGATATAAGCAGTTTCACCACGAAGCAACGCAGGCGGTATCATTTCAAGACGAACCGTGAACTTCGCACCCTCGGGCATTTCAGCACCCTCAGAAGACAGCACGCCGAGGCGAGCATATCGCCCCTTAACTTCGCCGTCTTTTTCATATTCGCCGACCTTTACCGAGCCATAGCGATAATCGTGGACATTTTCATTTGACATTTTTTTACTCCTTTACTTTTATTAAAAATCAGATAATTCAAGCGACAATTCATTTAGACGAGCCAAAGCCCCGAACACATACTCGCGGAACTTTTCAAGCTCTTCTTCAATTTCAGCACGCGAAACTTCGAACACTTGAATTTCGAGCTTAGGCATTAAGTCCGTATAGATTACGCGATACAGAGTCTTCAGATTTGGATTTACCAAGAAATACATCAAGCACTGCTCGCGATAGTCGTCAGGGAACGCCTGCTCGACATAAGCCCGAAGAACCTTTGAAGATTTCAAACATTTAATTTCGATCGCTTCTTCGACCACCGCGGGGTCTTTAGGATTGACGATTTCACCGTCGGGCGACAACATCATTTTGTCGTCTTCATTCGAAACCCAGAACCGACCCGCAATGATATTTTTTGCGGACTTTTTGCTTTTATTTTCAGCATACCACTCACGGAATTTTTCGAGAGCTTGCGGTTCAAGGATTTCACCCCGCACCATTTCAGAGAACGGGCGACCGTCCAACAAATCAGCATAGTCATTTGGCGTTAGTGGGCGAGCCACCCTTTCAGCCAAGATTTCAAAGAACTCGTCCTTTAATTTCGAGCCACGGCGAGAATAAAACGCATGAGCTCGCGAACCCGAAAGTCCGCCCTTTCGCAATTCGAACCATTCTTCCGAACGCTGGTCAATTTGGTCAAAGATTTTCATTATTTCAACATTCCTTTCGACAACGAGAATTTCAAGTCGTCTTTTAATTCACGAACCCGAGGGTCAGCTTTAACTTCTTGCGAGAGAGAAAGCCACGCTTTCTGCAAATCTTGAATATTTTTTGAAACCCCGATTTTTTCGAGAGCTTCACCGACTTGCTCCTCAAATCGTTCAGCCTTGAAGTTTTCGTATTCTTCCATTTCTTCAGATGAAGCAATCTCACCACTGGCAAGATACCCGAGAAACGCCAACGCACGACCAACCGCGACCGTTTGACCTTTTTCAAAGCCCTTGTCGTTTTTCATTTTCGAGGCGGACATCATCGAAGTGGCGTCAGCACGGGGCGAAGAGTCGTTTTTCAAATCAGTCACGATTTCAGCACGAAAGATAAAATCGCCATTGTCCAATTTTTGAAAAGAATTTGTGATTTTACCGCGAGGGCATTTTTCGCGAAATTCTTTCAAACGATCGGCGACCTTGGCATATTCAGTCCCGCCCGAAATTTTAGTTGTTTTAACCTTTTTAGTCATTTTTACTCCTCATTTTGACTTAAAATTGATATTACCCCAATTATAAACAATCTTAACCGCAAAATCAAGTCCAAAATCAAAGATTTTTTGAGTTTTCCACAGCTTTATTTTTTACTTGCTAAAAACCCGCAAAAGGCTTAAAATTAGAGTAGAAATATTTTATTTAAAGGAGAGGAGAAGACAATGGGACAAATTGTCAAGAATAAAAATTTTCAGAATTACGAAATGATACCATATCATCTCATAAAGAATGCGAGCATTGAAGCAAGTGGATTGTGGGCATTTTTAGCGAGCTTACCAGACGGCTGGGATTTTTCAATTCGTGGACTTGCGACCATTCGACCCGAGGGCGAGGACAAACTACGAAAAGTAGTTCACGAATTAGAAGAACTCGGTTATTTAGAACGCGGAAGGGCTCGAAACGAAAACGGAACAATGGGAGCGGGAATTTGGATTTTAAACTGGCAAGCTAAAGAAAAACCCGCGGGGGAAGAACCAGCGGGGGAAAACCCCACGCAGGCTTCACAGCCACAATATAATACAATAATAACTAAAGACAATATCACAAAAAACAATATCAAAGAATCTTCTCTCTCCCCACGAGCCGAAAACGGCACGCGGAAGAGGGTTCAAAATCAAGAAGCCGAAGAATTAGCGGAATTTTTAAAGGAACAGATACTCAGGAACTACCCGAACCGAAAAATCGACAAGAACTACAAGCAAAACTGGGCAACCGACATAGACCGAGCCATTAGGCTGGACGGACGAACCCCCGAACAATTAAAAAACGCAATCATTTTTTTAAGCAACGACACCTTCTGGAAACAGCAGATTTTGAGCGGGGCGAATTTACGCAAGCATTATGACCGACTCGAAGCCCGAGCTCAGGCAGACTTTATGAAAAACGGCACGATTGTCATTTAGCAAGAACAACCACGCCAAAACCCCCCGAATTTCGCGAAAAAATGGGGGTTGTAGCGATTTTACGGCAAAAAACGAATAAGAACTCATCTGCGACCCAAAAGCCCGCAAAAACGCTCTAAAACGCCATAAAACGCATTAACAGGGGTCGGAAAAACAGGACAAGGGCAATTTTTAAAAAGGACATTTGCGGACATTTCACAGATAAACCCGATAAACGGCGGAATTTTAGCAAAGGACATTTTCATTTTTACAAAAGGACACGAGCCTGTGGAAAACTTTTTTTGAAAAACTTGAAAAATATGCTTGACCTTTTGAAAACAAAAGCATATAATAGAACCATAAGGGGCGACCAATAGACCCCAGCAAGCCAGAATGAGGAGGCAAATATCACAGAAAAGAGAATAACGGCAAAGCAAGAGTATCAACTCGACGACCAAGGCAATCGCATAATCAGTCAGCAAGCCAACGCAGGAAAAATAACGAGAGAAGTGCAGTATGGACTTATACGACTTATGAGCGAGAGCCACGACCGAGAGGTTCGATACGAAACGGCGGAAAAAATCGCCAAAATACCCGCAAATTTCACAGGGAATGTCCAAATACCCGAATTGAGAATAGTCTGTCCAAGAAATCAGATTGTAAAAGTGGAAATCAGAAATAAAACAATTCAGGAATTGACGGAACTGGGGAAATTACCAACGCAGAGCGTTCAGCTAACGATTGAAACGGACGAAAGCGGAAGACATCGCAAATTTACAAAACCACCCGAGGGAGTGCAAGCGTTCGATTATATCAACGCAGAGGTTCACTACCAAGAGCGAAACGGCGAAAGGCTTTATTTTACAAAGCCCGAGCAAATCAAGAAAGCAGTTTTCGTTCACGCCTCGCTTTATTTCGCCCCGAACACTTACGACCATGCGGTTTATAAGACCGAGAGATACGGCGAAACCACGAACGGAGGCAAAAGTGGCAAAGAAAAGTAGGTTCATTGAAAACTATTTGCGAAATAACCCGCCCGAATGGCAAATAATCGGCAAAGCAACAATCGAAGCCGAGGGGAAAAGCTACACGATCGGGAGAATTTGGCAAAACGCACAAGGCGAAATTTTCATAAAGACAACGCCCAGCATTCACGGAGCAGGGCAGAAAATTAAACTAAACTTCAAAAAGGAGGAAGAAAAATGGGAAGAATAAAAATTGAAGTTCAGCATGTCGGCGGAGAAATCGAGCTAAGCCATACATTCAAGATTTGCGACCGAAACCTCGCACTAGAACACACAAACATACGGGACGGCATTTTAAACGGATTAGTAAGGTATAAATCGGTTGTTTTGAAAGAAAAGGGAAAAACAACGATTATACCAGCAACCGACATAATGCGAATTGAGATAGAATCAATCGAAGACGAGAAACCCGCAAAAATCGAGGTCAAGCAAGGGTGAAACTTTACGGCATAGTTTACGAAGACGAAAACGGAGATTTTCAAGCAGTCTCGAGCTTCGGCTCATCGACCGCAGGAAACTTGCGAATTTTCGACGAACTCGAACAAGCCCAACGCTCAATGCGAGGCTTGAAGAACCGCCCACATTTAAAGGACAAAAAACTTTTATTCGCAACCTTCGAATTATTGGAGGCGAGCGAAGACATCAAAGAAATCAAGAAAATTGAAGAATTGGAGAGAAAGAATGAAATATTTTAAAATTTTAAAAATCAGCTACCAAGACAGCTTGGAAACGATATATTGTCGAGAAATTAGCACAGAAGAAATTGAAATCGAAGACGGAAAAACAAAAACTTTCACAAAATACTTGAAAATCGGCTATCTTTACGGAGATAAAGTTTTAGAGGAAGAAAACGAGAATCTCGAAAATAAAACTATTCGAGAATCTAACGAAGAAGAGTGGAAAAAAGCAATCTTGAAAAAGTTAGAAAAAACAGATCTAGAAAACGAAAAATACAAGAAAGACATCGAGAAAAACGAAAAATTCAAGGCAGAACTCGAAGCCGAACTCGCCAACCTTGAGAAAGCCGAGGCTTAAAGCATGGAAGAAAACCAAGCACAAATTCAACCCCAGCAACCCGAAGAAAAACCAGCGAAAAAAACGGTTTTCACACGGGAATATTACCAAAGAATCGGACGCAAGGGTGGGCAAGCCCGCGTCCCCAAGGGTTTCTCAGCGAACC